GCGGCGCTCATCACCACGCTGGTCACGTCGCTCAAGACGGCTGGCGTCTGGTCCAAGCTGACATACTTCGTTGTCCCGCGTGCTCATGCGAGCCAGCCGGGGCGCATCGACTGGCGCGACCCGTCCCGCGTGGGCGTCATCAACGGCACGGTGACATTCGAGATTGATCGCGGCTTCACCGGCTCGGGCGCATCGGGCTCCTACATCGCCACGGGCTATTCGGGCGGCACGGCTGAGGCGCAAAACGACTATTGCCTCTTCGCCTGGGTCGAGACCGACGCGCAATCCGATGCGGCGGAGTTCGGCAACCGGCGCAATCGCATTCAGTCGCGCACGACGAGCAACATCTTTGCCACGCGCAACCAGAACGGCGGGTCGGACACCAACGCCAACACGACCGGCTCGGGCCTGTTCATCAGCAACCGCACGGGCGCATCTGCAACGGAACTGGTGCGCAACAAGGTGCTACTCAAGACCGGAGCGCGCGCGTCTGCTGCGCCAGTGACCGAAGAATACTGGCTTTGCGGGTCGAACGACACGGTTGAAACACCGACCTACAGCACCAAGCGGGTGTCATTCGCTGGCGTGTCGCGCACGCTGACGATCGCCGAACGAGAGGCGCTGTTCGACGCGCTCGATGCCTATGTGACCGCCACGCAGGCGGCGACGCCAGACAACGCCATATCGCAGACGCTCGCGGCGCTCATCCAGTCCGCAACGGGGACCGTGCGCGTTGTCGGCCTTTCGGCTGCGCTGCTGGCATCCGTCTCGCAGACGGCAACGGCTGTCGCAGGCTCGGGCGGACAGGTGCTCACGCGGCCCTATGGGCTGGGCTTCACGCCCTCCTATGTGCCGAACTACAGCGGGATTATCGGGGCAGCCGATGGCGTCCCGGCGAACGCCGTTGACTTCCACACTGGCAACAATGGCGGGGCATTCGCCTCCATCGGCGCTTGGTTGCAGCACTGCTTCGACAACGACCGACCGGCGCGCATTCGGGCTGGGACCTACAGCGTCGATGCGAAGGCGGCTCAATACTACCTGCGGCGCGGGCTCTACGGCTATGACCCGGCAGGGCAGGGCGCTCGCGCGGTCTTCGTCAACACGAACACCGACTTTGCCGGGCAAAGCAGCGGGACGCCCGCCTGGCTCTATCTGTTCGATACGGACGTGGTGCTGCGTGGCGTCGAGTTCCGCAACTTCTTCACGGTCCTTGCCGGTGCAGTTGAAAGCGTCATTCGAGATGGTGCGGCTGTTGGCGTGGGCGGGGCCTTCTATGACCTGCTGACAACCGACACATACGGGTTTCGGCGCATCATGCCGGTCGGGGCCTCACGCGGAAACATCAGCGGGACGGGCAAGCCGCTCTCGACCAGCTATCCGCGCACGCTGGGGACCGTGGGGCCTGCGGTCTCCATCGCCTATTGCGTGTTCTGGAACTGCGAAAACGCATTCATGTTCGGGTCGGACAGCATCGCCATGGGGCGGTTCGACCTGCACGAATGCGACTTTAACGGCACATGGGGCGGCTACGACCTCAATTGCATGGCGTATACGGCAATCTATGCCGCCAAGAACCGCCATCGCAATTGCGTGCAGAGCGGGCCGGATGGACGGGATCGGCGGCAGGCGTCCGTCTACTCGAACTCGGTGCAGACGTTCCACCGCTACGGCGCAGAGCAAGGCTGGCGGGACATCAACCTGTTCCGGCACCACATCTATATCGAGAACAACCAAGGCATTGACGTTCTGAGCGTGCAGTTCCTGCGCGGCAAGAACGTCAACGCTGCCGTGTTCCACGATGGCCGAAACCAGCACCCGGCGATTGCCGAAGTGGCCACGCCGGGCGGGTCGCCAACGGTTCGTTCGTCCGTGCAAGTCTCGTTTAACGAGGTCATTCGCTACAAGGGCCTGCGCGGGCAAGAGGACTGCAACGCCTTTTACGCGAAGCCGCGCGGGATGGTGTTCGAGCGCAACTACATCGAGGATTGCGGCTCGGCAGACTACAGCGTGGAGGCGGGCGGCGACCTGTTCTGGGATGGCTGCGAAACGTCAGGCATTCTCGTTAAGGAACCGGCCAACACATTCAGCGGCGACCCGCCGCTTGTGCTGCGTGGCAATATCTTCAGGCTCATGCCGCCGAACATTCCGGTTGTAAAAACAGACAATCACAAAGAACGGCTGAAGATCAGTTACAACGATTTCGGCCCGTGGACCTCGAACAAGGCGCTCGATAGCCACGGCATGTTGCGTATGCTCGGCACCAACGTGGATGGCGTCGAGTTCATCGGGAACGTGTTCGATAACTGCTATGTGCAGTCCGTCGCGTTCCTCATCAACTTCCATTCGTTCGGCTTCAGCGCACCGGCGAACCAGAACGAGATCAGCAACAATCGGGCGACCGGCACCTATGGCGCAGACCAGCAGTTGATCCGGCTGACCGGTCTCGGAAGCCCCGCCACGACCTACACGGCGAACATGGTGACGGGCCGCAACGTGCTGGTGGGGCCGGGCGGAACCTACCGAATGAAGATGTCGAGCGACCCGCCGCTCGCCAACGATGACGCTCCGTTGCGCGTCTACACCCCGCCGCAAGCCTGAAAGGCTGCTTCATGACCGACGAACCGAAACGGCTCGGGCGCCCGCCCAAGCCGAAGCTGCTGCGCGTCCGTATCCTGCGCGGCTACTGGCCTGCCGATGGTGGCGTGCCACTCGCAGCCGGCGAATATGCGGAACTGCCCATCGATGAGGCCAAGGGCCTCTTGCGCGCCGCCCCGCCCATTGCGGAGCGTGCCGACCCGCTGCCTGGGGGCGACGATGAGTGATGTCTATGACGGCGAATGGCGCCTCATGGATGACGACCCGGAGATGGGCGTGCGACGCTGGTGGCTGGATCTCGGAACGCATTACGTCATGCGCACCGAGTATTACGAAACCGACCGGATGCTCGAATTCAACGCGGCGCTCAGGTCCGAGACAGCCGGGCAGCGGTTCGGGGAGATGCGCTGCGTCGCCTCGATGCCGATGAATGTCTGGCAAAAGACGCTCGCGCCCGCGATCCAGCAGCAAGACAGCGAATATGTGCGAAAAATCCTGAACGACAGCGATTTTTCGAAGTTTCGCACGTTTGAGGGGCGGGTCTGATGGCGCTTGGCACGTTTCCCGACCTCAAGGCCGCGATTGCCGACCAACTGGCGCGCACCGACCTATCCGACAACATTGACGACTTCATTCGGCTGTTCGAGGCAAAGGCAAACAAGATCCTGCGCGTTCGCCAGATGGAGACCATCGCGACGCTGACGCCAGACGGAAACGGTATTTGCACTTTGCCAGCCGACTATCAGGCATGGCGGCGCGTGACCGTGCTCGGCTCTCCTCGCAGCGTGCTGGAATGGCTCGGGCCTGATTATGCCGACTACGCCTATCCGCACGGCAATGGCGGCTCTCCTGTGGGCTTCGTCATCATCGGATCGACGCTGAAGCCGTTGCCGGTGACCGCCAGCAACGTGGAGCTTGTCTATTACCAGACCATCCCGGCGCTTTCGCTCGCCAACCCGACGAACTGGCTCCTGACCTCAAGCCCCGACCTCTACTATTACGGCGCAATGGTGGAAGCCTGCCATTTCCTTCAGGACGATGGCCGGCTCGTGGTGTTCGGGGAGCTTTACCGCAACGCGCTCGAAACCTTGCGGGACGCAGATCGCGGTGCTCGATGGGGCAGGGCTGGCGCCCGGCTCATGCAGGCCACGCCATGAAGCAGCAGGTCGCTTTCGGAGAATGGGCGCCGGACGCATCGACGCTTGATAGCGACGTGCTGACCATCGCGCGCAACGTGCTGCCGGCTGTAACCAGCTACCAGCCGTTCCCGCGCCTGGCGGATTACTCTACGGGCGTTCTCATCGGATCGCGCGGCCTGACCATGGCGCGGCTGTCGGATGGCACGTTCGGAGCCTTCGCCGGCAACCCCACCAAACTCTACAAGTTCAACCCCGCCACGCTGGCATGGACGGACGTTTCGCGCGTGGCGGGCGGAAATTACGCGCTGTCGAACGAGGAGCGCTGGGATTTCGCGCAATTTGGAACGCAACTCATCGCGGTGCACATTGCGGACGATCCGCAGGCGATCAACGTGGATACCGGCACCAACTTTGCCGCGCTTGGCGGGTCGCCTCCCAAGGCGCGATATGTGACGGTTATCGGTGATTTCGTGGTGCTGGGCGCGCTCACAGGCGACGAAACAACCGTCCGTTGGTCCGGCATCAACGACGCAACGTCGTGGACAGTCGGAACGAACCTTGCGGACTTCCAGACCTTCCCGGACGGAGGGCGTATTACCGGCGTCGTCGGGGGCGAGGTCGGGTATGTGCTTCAGGAAGGCGCAATCCGCCGCATGAGGTTCATTCCCGGCTCGGATTACGTGTTCTCGTTCGAGGCGGTTGAGAAGCGCAAGGGCTGCGTCTCGCCCTATGGCTGGGCGAACGTGGCCGGGACCGTGTTCTATGTCGCGGAGGATGGCTTCTACAGCATCGGCCCGGCTGGAATGCAGCCTATCGGGGCGCAGCGCGTCAATACGTGGTTCCGCACCAACACCGACCAAGCCCGCGTGGCGCTCATCCGTGCCGTTGCCGATCCGGTCGCCCCTCGCATTTACTGGTGGTGCTACTCGAACGGCAATGCGAACGCCTATGACCTTGCGGTGATCTATGACTGGTCGCTGAACAAATGGACATATGCGACGGTCGAGGTTCAGGACGTGGCCGCGCTCGGCACGGCTCCGACCACGCTTGATGCGCTGGACGGGTGGGCCAATCTCGACGCGCTACCGTTCTCTCTCGATAGTCGCGTCTGGGAAGGCGGGCGGCCTGTTCTCGCCGCAATAAAGCCGAATGGCCGCGTGGCGTTCTTCTCCGGGCCAAATGCACCAGCCTTGATGCGCACCGGAGAGCGGCACTTCGCGGCGGGTGGGCGGGCCTATGTGCGCGGCATCACGCCCATGATTGATACGGCTGATGTGACAATCTCCATGCGCGTGCGCGAGCGGCTCCAGGATGCGCCGCGCAATGTCGGACCCGCCAGCATCGGTGAAACCGGCATGGCGAGCATCCGCGCGTCCGGGCGGACCCATCAGGTCGATGTTGCCGTGGGCGAGGGCGCAGTCTGGTCGCATACGCAGGGTTACGAGGTCGATTTCGAAACGCAGGGGGCACGCTGATGCGCCGTCCTGATGGGCAATACGACGACCTCGGCGTGTCCTATGGGCGGGCGCTCAAGGACATCGATGACCGCATCATCGACATGGAAGGCGGGCGGCTGTCGAACGCGGGCGAGGTGACGCTTGCGGCAAATGCCGCCAGCACCATCGTAGAGCGTTACGGCGTCTCGTCGTCTGATGTGCTGATCTTCGATCCGCTTACGTCGAATGCAGCGGCGGAACTGGCGGCGGGAACGATGTTTGTCGCGCAAGCCAACCGCGCGAAGGGCTCGTTCACGATCACCCATGCGAACAATGCGCAGACAGACCGGCGCTTTCGCTTTCTCTTCTTCGCAGGACCACGGACATGATGCAGCCTCGCGACGCTTCCGGCCTTCTCGAAAGGCTCAACGCCTATATGCCTGACGTGGGCTCGCAGGGGCTGCTCGGCATGATGGCGCGCGGCTATTACCTGAACACGCCGATGCGCAAGGTAGCCGCCGACAGCGGCGCTAACCCGAACCTGACGCCCGCGCATCTCAAGACGCCGGGTAACCCGACGCCCCAGCCCGTGCCAGATCCGGTCTGGATGCAGCAGGGCGCGGGAACAGGTCAAACGCCCGTGGTGACCGACAACACGCAGACGCCGGCACCCACGACGCCGACCACGCCTCCCGCTGGTCAGGTTCAGCTTCGCGCTGGCCCGTTCGATGCGCAATTCAGGGAAAATCCGGGCTTTCTGGATCCGAACAACCCGTTCACCAAGGACTACCAGGCGCGGCAACGCGAGGCGATGGATGCCTTGCTTGCGGGCAAGACGATCTCGTGGGGCGAAGCGCCCGCCGATTTCCAGTCCTATTTCCAGCAGAACAAGCTTCACACGCTCTGAACGAAAGGTCTGCCCATGTCTTGGTTCAGTGGCAGTTCAAACAAGCCCGTGGTGACCAGCAGCACATCCGCGCCGTGGGCGCCCGCGCAGCCGTTCCTTCAGGACGCGATGACGGAGGCGAAGAACCTCTATCAGAACGACATCGGGTATCGCCCGTGGACCGGCCCCACGCTTACGCCATTGTCTGCCCAGTCGCAGCAGGCGCTCAACATGACAGAGCAGATCGCCGGGCAAGGTAACCCGCTTGCCGGACAGGCTTCCGGCTTTGCGGGCGGTCTTCTCGGGAATATGGGGCTCACGGCAGACCAGCGCGCGAATGCCGGGCGGCTTAACCCGATTGCCGATGGCACGGACATGCAGCGCACGAACCCATATCTCCTGGCGGCGCTTGATGCGGACAGCGCGCGGATTTCGGATCGCGTTAATTCGAGCATGTCGGGAGCGGGGCGTTACGGTTCGGGCTCGCATACAGGCACGCTTACGCGCGAACTGGCGAACAGCCGCTTGCCCGTTCTGGCACAGGATTACGAGAACGCCCGGCAACGCCAGATGCAAGCCATCGGCGCGCTCGATAGCACCTATGGGCGCGGGGCGGCACAGGGCATGCAGGCGGCATCCATGGTGCCGGGGCTCTATGACGCGCAATTGCAGCCGGCACGCACGCTCGCAGGCGTTGGCGATCTCTATACCCAGCGCGCGCAAACGCAGCTTGACGACACCGTTGCGGCTTGGAACGCGGCTGAGGCGCGACCGTGGGAGAGCCTCGGGCGCTACACGGCAGCGGTGCAGGGCGTGGGCGGCATGGGCGGAACGCAAATCGGCACGCAGCCGCGCGCGCAAGGCCCATCGACTGTCCAGAAGGCGCTCGGCGGCGCGGCGGCTGGCGGCTCGCTATTCGGCCCGATTGGCGCCATCGGCGGCGGCCTTCTCGGGCTCCTGGGGTAATCTGACATGACGCGCGGCATCCTCGACCTACTCCCCGGCACCGAATGGCAAACGCAGGGCGACGGCATCCTTGCGCGCCTTGGTCGCCAGTTCACCGACAACCCTCAAGCGATGATCGGGCTTGGCCTTGGCCTGATGTCCGGGAACAACCCGCAAGACGCATGGGGCAATGCGCTCGCCGGGATGCAGCGCGGCACGCTTGTTGACAGCCAGTCGGCCAAGCAAAAGCGCGAGATGGAGCGCAGCAAGGCGCTGTCCGAAGCCGGCGCAAGGCTGTTCCCGCAATATGCCGACGTTATCAAGGCAAACCCGGAACTGGCCAGCAGCCTGATTGAGAAGAAGGCAGCGCGTGATTTGACGCCCGATAACGGCCAGATCATCGGCACAGGTGATGCGGGTTATTACCGCGTATTCCGCGATGGCCGGAAAGAGCAGCTTATCCCGCCCACGGGCGGCGCGACGCAGCAATATGACCAGCTTGTGGACACGCGGAAGCGGCAGGCGCAGGAACTCGGTTTGAAGCCGGGTGACATGGCCTATCAATCGTTTGTGCTCACCGGCAAGATGCCGCGCGAAGATGCGCAGCCGCTTTCAGCGACCGACCGCAAAGCAATTCTTGAGGCTGACGAGGGCGTTCTTGCCGCTGAAACAGCCATCAAGGCGCTTGAGGAAGCCAAGAAACTTTCACCCAAAGCGTATCAGGGCGCTGGTGCAGGTGCGCGGGCTTGGGCTGGCAATTCGCTGCCGGACTGGGCGGTGCCGGACATGGTGGCGGACCCGGAAGGGGCAAAGAACAGCGCGAACCTTGAGAACCTCGTCACGGGTAATGCGCTGTCCCAGCTTAAAGCCATCTTCGGCGGTGCGCCGACGGAAGGCGAGCGCAAGATCCTGCTCGACCTGCAAGGCTCGCTTTCGCAGCCCGATGCTGTTCGGCAGGAAATCTACAATCGCGCAGCGGCCATGGCGCAGAAGCGGCTTGAGTTCAACCGCCAGCGCGCCGCCGAAATGCGCGGCGGAAGCTATTACAAGCCGGGCGGCGGGTCTCAACAGCCGCCAAAGCAAGGCGTTGCGCCTGCCGATAACAGGCCGCGCAAGCGCTACAACCCGGCAACCGGAGAATTCGAATGATTGAGGTCGAAGGCCCGGACGGCACCGTTTACGAGTTCCCGCCGAACACCCCGCCCGCCAAGATCAAGGAGGCCATGGCCAAGGCCTATGGCGCTCCGAAGGAGCCCGCGAAGCCCAAGGGCGATGCGAACCGCTGGACAGCCGGGCAATCGGCCATTCAGGGTGCGACCTTCGGCCTTGCTGACGAGATCGTTGATCCGCTCGTTGCTGGCGTTGGCTATATCGGCAAGAACCTGTTTGGCGACGGCACGACCTATGCCGACGAATTTCGCCGCGTCCGCGAGCAGGGGCGCGCCGATATGGAAGCCTATGAAAGCCAAAACCCCGGCAAGGCTACCGCTGCCAAGATCGCAGGCGGCGTTGCGCTGGGCGGTGCTCTTGGCAAGGGCAGCAACGCAGCGGCGACGACTGTCGCAGGCGGCGGCGCGGCTCCGACCGGCGGCTTGACCATGGCCGGGCGCATCGGCACCAGCCTGCCGGCGCGCGTGGCTGAAAGCGCAATCGAGGCGGGTGCCTATGGTGGATTGCAAGCCTTTGGCGAAGCCAGCGGCACCCCGAATGAACGGCTTGACGAGGCACTGACGGGCGCCGCAGCCGGTGCCGTCACGGGCGGCGCTCTGACGGGTGGCCTTGCCGCGCTCAAGGGCGCAACGTCGGGCATCACGTCAGCCATTCGAGGCAGGACCGACCCGCAGGGCTATGCCGCGCGCAAGGTGGCGCAGTCAATCGAGCGAACCGGCACGCCGCTGCGCTCCGTCTATGACCGGCTTGACGACCTTGGCGACGATGCGCGCATTGCCGACTTGGGCGAGAACACGCGCGACCTGTTGCGGGTGTCGAACAACCAGGCGGGCGCTGGTCGCGAGGCAATCGAGCAATTCGCGTCCGACCGCGTGGGCGACAGCCGGTCGCGTATTTCGGATGGGCTTCGCTCTGCGACCGGCAAGAACCCGTCTGACTTTTACGCCACGCTGGACGCGCTTGAGGCGTCCTATCGCGCGAAGGCTGCGCCTGCCTATAAGGCAGCATACAGCCAGCCTATAGACTACAGCGACTTTGCGCTCGATGACCTTGCCAAGCGCATTCCGGCGCGCGCATGGGCGAAGGCCAACGCGCTCATGCAGGCAGAAGGCTATACGCCTCGGCAGTTGCTGGCCAAGGTTGCCGACGACGGCAGCGTGACATTCAACCGCGTGCCGGATGTGAAGCAGTGGGACTATGTGCAGCGGGGCCTGCGCGAAATTGCCGAAGGCACGGACGGCGCGGGCGCGTTCGGAAAGCAAACCGACTATGGCCGCGCTATCCTGAATTTGCGCAAGGAACTGCTCAAAACGCTTGATGCGAAGGTTCCGGCCTTCGGAACCGCGCGCAAGATCGCTGGCGACGCAATCAGTATGCGGCAGGCGATGGACACGGGCCGGGATCTTGTCGGCGTAGGTGGCGAGGAAGCGCGACGCGCCGTGGCGAAACTCAAGGGGCCTGACGCCGAAGCCGCGCGCATGGGCTACCTGAAAGCCTTGCAAGACCAGTTCTTGAAGGGGCGCGACGGCAGCGACCGGGTGGCCGCAGTCTGGACACCACGACAGCGCGAAGTGTTCGGGGTGCTGTTTCCGGGGCAGAAGTTTGACGACTTCGCCAAAGCGATGGCTGATGAGGCCAAAAAGCTCAAGACGGCGCGCGCCGTAACCGGCAACAGCACGACCACACGTCAGCTTGCGCAGGCTGACGAAGGCGGCATTGATGTGGACTTCGCCGCAAGTGCCGCAACGAGCGGCCTGACGAGTGCGGCCATTCAGGCCATGGCACGCTATGCGCGAAAGCTCGGCGGCCTCACTGAGCGGTCATCAAGCGAGATGGGGCGGCTTCTCCTGGCACGCAAGCAAGACCTACCGAGCGTGCTGAAGGAAATTGAAGCCGCGCAACGCAAGATCGCGAGCAGTCAGTTCCGCGACGGCTTGCTCCCGTTGCTGGGCGGTCGCGTCGGGCAACTGACAGGCGGTGCGGTTACTGCGAACCAGCAGCAACCATAGCCGCAACCGTCTTTGCGATTGCGACAATCAGGATAAAGAGCACAATCTTCGCGCCACCCGGCCCGAAGAAAGGTTCTCTCGTGCGCTCGTTCATCTTCGCATTCCTTTTGGGACTTTCCACGATGGCAGCAGCAAAAGAAGCTGGCAAGGCACCCGCGCGGGTTTCCCCGCCCATGGTAAAGCCTGACACGCCATGGAAGGATACGCCATTCGGGCAAGAAGCGTTCGAGCTCAAGCGCCGGCTTGACGCTGAGGAAATCACGTTCACCGAGTTCGTGGACATGAGCGCCGCGCTCGCGCGCAAATACGGTCATGAGCCGTTCAAACGCCTCGACCCGCAACAGAATGCAGACCCGACCGCACCGGTTCGGGGCCTCATTGACCGATTGGAGCGCCGCTGATGACTTCCAGCCTGTCGTCCTATTCGGATCGAGATCGCGCCATCGGCATCGGCACCATCATGGGCGAAGCCTTGCGCGAAGGCCCGGACGGCATGGCAGCGATTGCCGACGTGATCGCCAACCGGATGGAGGACCCATCCTTTGCGCGCTACGGGCAGACCATCGAGGGGCAAGCGTATCGCGCGCGCGAGTTCTCGACGTGGAGCAAGGCTGAAGAGCGCGCCTACGACATCGCCTATCGCTCTGCATTCGCGCCTGACACCCTCACGCAGCGCGAGAAAGACTTCTATTCGCAGGCGGTCGAAGCCTTCGACAGCGTATTCACGAACGGCACGCGGCGAGGCATCGCGCAAGGCGCGACCTTCTACCACAACCCGACTGTCACGGCGAAACTCGGCACGGACAGTTTTCACAAGGGTCTCGAAAAGACCTATGGCGGCGTGACCATCGGGAACCATCGCTTCACGGGGCCGAATATCGGGCGCCCGGAAGCCTACACGGTCGGCTTTACCGGCATCCCCGATGTGGTGCGTGGTCCCGACCTCCCGGCCCCTGTCAATGTCACGACAGCCATTGAAAACCGCAACATGCCGTTGTCGGTGTCTCCCATGGGGCCGCTCGGGATGGGGCCTGAAGGCTTCCAACCGACTGCAGCCGGATTTGCCTCCGGCATCGACTTCAGCGGCTATATGCCTAGCAGCGCGCCGAGCATGACGATGGCTGCGCCCTCGACGGACTACAGCATCGGCCCCGTTGGCGCTCTTGGCATGGCTCCTGCCGGCTTCCAGCCCAGCGCGGCGGGCTTTGCCTCGGGCGTCGACTTCGGCGGCTATGACTACGGAGCGCCAACGCCTGCCGCACGCTCTGCGCCCTCCATGACGCAGCAGCAGACCGCGCCGATGTCGGTGGGGCAGGTGGGTGCACTCGGGATGGGTCCTGAAGGCTTCCAAGCGAGCAGCCCATCGCCTGACGTGGCGGCGAACCTCGATAGCTACATGCCGAATGCAGCGCCCAGCATGACGATGGCATCGCCTGAAATGGGCATGTCGATTGCCCCGGCTGGTGCGCTCGGCATGGCGCCTGCCGGCTTTTCGCTCGACCCCACGCGCACGCCGTCATCTGCACCCGACTTCACCTCGGCCATCAACCAGTATGGCACGTCGATGGACGAGACTGACCGCGCGCGGCGCTCCGTCGAGGCGCAGGACATGCGCCTGGGGCTTCAGCGCGAGGCGCAGCGTCTCGGTGCACCCACCAAGGACCAGGCGCGCGTGCCGCAAGCCCAGCCGCGCTCTGTTGTCGCTGGCACGCCAGAACAGGCGCTCCAACCCGAAGAGGTTCCGGCACCGGTGCCAACGCTGCCGCCTGTGCAGCCGGTGGCGCTCACGCCTGCGCTAAGGCCCGCCATTCGCCCGCCTGCGCCCGTCATGCCGCAACAGCAGGCGCAGCAGCAAGGCCCGCGCGGCCCGTCCTCCTTCGGCTCGCTAGGCGATTACATGGGCGCAGTGTCAACCGGGCGCGCATCTGCGCCGGCTGGGCTCGAGGGCATGGTCGGCCTGCTCGGCACCGACAACTACGCCATGATGGCGTATGACCAGATCCAGAAGGCCGCCGCCCTCGAAATGGGCCTGCCTTCGCCCTTTAAAAGCTCGTTCGATTTCGGTTTCAGCCCGGTCGCCAATCCGTTCTCGGGCTTGCTCGACAGCTTCAAATCCGTGTTCGGCATCACGCCCGCGCCCTCGCTCACGCCTGCCGCACAATCTGGCGAGACGCTCGGCTGGGGCAATTACGATCTGGGGTTCGAGAAGTCGGTTCTCGACAGCTTCAACCGCAACATGGGCGATTACGTGGACTTCGGCGGCTCGCAAAGCGACGGTTGGGGTGGCTACGGCATCGGCTCCTACAACAACATGTCGAACGCTGGCGGCGGCGGTCTGACCGGCGATGGCTGGGGCAACGACCCGGCGCGCGGCTAATCATCACGCATTCTGACGGCTCCGGGGTGGCGAAAGCCGCCCTTTTTGCATTGGAGAACACCATATGCCGGGCAATCCGTGGGTCTGGTCCAAGACCGCATCCGACAATGACGACGCGGACGGGACCATTAACTGGACCGAGGGTCAAAACCCTTCGACGGTCAACAACAGCGCCCGCGCGATGATGGCCGCTATTGCCAACTTCCGCGACGACCAGGGCGGGGCGCTGAGCACCACGGGCGTGGGCAACGTCTATGTGGCGACCACGAATGCGGGTCTGACGGCGCTTGCTGATGGCATCATGCTATCCGTCAAGATCAACATCGCGAACACGAGCGCGGCCACGCTGAACGTGGATGCGACCGGCGCGAAGGCGTTGCGCAAGTTCACGCAGAACACCGAAACAGCGCTCGTGCAGGGCGACCTGATCGCAGGCGCGCATTACATCCTGCAATACAACAGCGGCGCGAATGGCGGCTCTGGCGCGTGGATCGTGCTCAACCCGTCTTATTCGCCCGTGCCGGCCTCGTCGGTTGACAACCAGATTGCCATCTTCGACGGCACGAGCGGACAGCTTGCTGGGGCTGGCGCGTTCATCGATGACACCGGGCGGCTGCTCACGGATGACGGGACGCAGGCTCTCCCCGGCCATAGCTTCATCACAGACAGCGACACGGGCGCGTTTAACCCGGCTGTAGGTGTTTACGCGATCACGACGGATGGCATCGAGCGGCTGCGGATCGCGAGCGGGAACATGCTCGTCGGCACCACGACCGCCGTGTTTGGCAGCGGGCGGGTGCAGTCGCAGGACACAACAGCGCCGTTCAACGCCTCGTGCACGAACGCGTCTAACCTCGGTGCCGGCATCTACATCGACCGCACCGCCTCGGACGGCTTTATGGCCGTATTCTACCGCAATGGCGTGACGGCTGGCAGCATCTCCCAGTCTGGCTCGTCGGTCACCTACAACACCACGTCGGACGCTCGGCTGAAAACCAACGTGCTGCCGATGGCGGGCTACGGCCTTTCGGTTGTCCGCAGGCTCAAGCCGTGCTCGTTCGACTGGACCACCAGCCGGATGCGTGACTACGGCCTGATTGCGCAGGAGGTGCACGACGTTGCGCCGAATGCCGTCACGCCGGGCGATGTGTGGCAACTCGATCAATCCAAGCTGGTGGCCTTCCTCATCGACGCCGTGCAGGTGCTCGACAAGCGGTTGCAGGCTCTCGAGAGCGACGGGGCGTGACCATGCGCGACGATGCCGGCATGTCGGCGCTGCTCGTCCTGTGCGTGCTGCTGATGATCCTGGCGCTTCCGGCCTGCGCCAAGCGCGATCCGTGGGCTGACTACGCGCGCGGCGTGCTTATCCTTGAAGGTGACAAATGACGGGTATCGATACCGCCAGCGAACGCCGGCTTGAAGGCGTTCACCCCGACCTTGTGCGCGTTGTCCGTCGCGCGGCTGCCGATGGTGCGCCGTCCTTCCGCGTGATTGAAGGCGTCCGCAGTCTGACAAGGCAGCGTGATCTTGTCGCCCGTGGCGCCTCAAAGACGATGAACAGTCGGCACCTGACGGGGCACGCTGTCGATATCGTGCCGCTGGACCAGTATGGCGGCGTGTCGTGGGACTGGCCGCTTTATCGCCCGCTTGCCAAGGCCATCAAGGCGGCAGCGAAGGCCGAAGGCGTGCCTGTTGAATGGGGCGGGGACTGGACGCGCTTTGCCGATGGTCCGCACTGGCAACTGCCGTGGAAGGCATATCCCGCCACGCCCCCGCGCGAAGCCGCCAGCGCCGAACCCATCACCGAACGCAACCGCACGAACCTTGCCGCGTCGCGGACTGCGCAGGGTGCCGTTGCCGCATCCGCAGGCGGCGCCGTGGGCCTTCTGGAAAGCGGGCGCCAGATCACGACCGAACTTCAGCAGGCGGATGGCCACATATCGTCGGGTTCCATCCTTGGACTGGCCATCGGCGCAATCATCGTCACGGGCGCGCTGTATGCGCTTTATGCCCGATGGGACGACGCCGGGCGTCCGCTGCCATGGGGGCGGGAATGATGCCGTGGTGGTTGGGTTCATTCTGGCGTGTCTTGCCCGTCGTGGCGGCTGCCTTTGTCGCGCTTTGGCTTGGCTATCAGGCCGGCGCTCACTTCGGAGAAAGGCGGGGCCATGCTGCCGGATATGCCAAGGCGATTGCAGACATTGACGAAGCGAACCGACAGGCCCGCCGCAAGGCTGAAGCCGGCGAAGATGCTGTTGTGCGCTGCTATCGCAGTGGCGGTCAGTGGGTGCGCCAGCGTGGCGCCTGTGAACAGCCCGTGCGGGGTGATTGAAGATAGCCTTATCGACGTGACAGGTAAGACGCGCGCCGATGATGAACGCATCAGCCGGCACTTTGAACGCGGGGTTGCGGCTGAATGCTGGGGGCGCTCGTGAACGATATGGAAATGCGCGAACGCCTCGTGCGTCTTGAAGCCGACTTCGAAAACGCCGTGAAGCGCTTGGACGAAATCAACGTCAAGGTGAGCCAGATGCATGAAATGATGCTGAAGGCCAAGGGCGCGCAATGGGCATTAGTCGGGCTTGCGGGCTTGGCGGGCTTTGCCGCGTCCAAGTTCCAGACGGTCATTCACTGGATCGGGGCAGCGCCCCGGTAACCCGCGCCGGGCGGCTTCCCGGCTTTTTGCCAAGGTCGGTTCCCAACTCGGCTTTGTGTGTTTCTCCTCGGACCACTTGCCCCGCTGGCTTCGGCTGGCGGGGCTTTTTCGTGCGCCCGGATGTCTACAGATATGCGCCGATTTTTCCGGCATGACTGTAGACATGGGTTTTCAGCGTTCCCCGCTGTTTCGCTTGCGTTCGCGCCTGTTCCGGGGTGGCCTGAAAACCGATATGGTTAACCCGTAATGACTTAGCGGGATTAACCATAGCATCCCGTTAACGCGCGCGATCCGAATTCGCTTTCCGCGTCAATCACTTCGGCTTCCGGGTTTTCAGATTGTTAGCGCGGGTTTTCAGTTCCCGTTCTGTTTTCGTGCTGGATTCGGCCATCAAGCGTTGGTCGATGTGGTGGCTGTAGTGCATCACCATGTTCATCGACATGCCAACGCGGGCCGCTATTTGCTGGTGCGTGTGCCCGACCATCCGGTCATCACAAACCTTGGTGGCGCGCAAGTCATGGGGCGTGAAGCCCACCAGCGCGGCGCCTGCCTTTGTCGCCTGATAGGTGCGCCATAGCCCCCGGATCACGTCATCAGTGGGGGCCTTGCCGTCCATCATCAGGTAGGGGCTTGCTGGGAACTGCCGCCAACCGTCGATGACCCTAATCACGACGGGCGCCAACGGGCACCAGTGCGGCTTGCCGCGTAGCTTCGTGATGGCCACCTCTATGCCGTCGCCGTCGCGATCCATCGGTCGCATCCGCACCAGATCGCTAATCCGCTGCCCCGTGGCGCGGCCTAGCACGGCAAATCGGCGCAAGGCTTCCGGCGCTTCCGGGGCCATCAGCGCAGCCCATGCCGCGTTGGTCAGCGGTTTGGCGCTGTCGCCAACTTCGGGCAGCTTGTCGATTTCGCGCGCCGGGTTGTCCTGTCGCAGCCCGTGCTGAACCGCCATCTTCATCACGGCCTTGATCTGCACGAGCACTTGGTTGCCCATCGCCGGCCTGTCGGCATAGCGGGCCATCATCGCTTGGATGTGCTTCGTTTCCAGCTTGGCAGCCGGAAGGTGCCCCCAGGCGGCTTGGATGACGGCTAGCGCGGCTTCATACAGCGACAGGCTATTCGGCTTCAGTTGCCGCCATCGCGCCGTGGCCTTGATCGCGTCAATCATGCTGTCAATGGAACCGGACGGCGCCGGCGCTTCGGCAGTCAGCCGGGCGATTTCCACGTTCCATTCGGGCGTGCCGGGATCAGGCAGGCGCGTCAATGGCCCGCGTGTCGGCTTCCCACGGTCGCGCTGGTGATACCAGTAGACCGTGCCGGATGGCTTGACGACGCGGAAAACGTCTTTAGGCACCGGCACGACGGCGGCGCGTCTTTTGCGGCGCTTCGGCATAACGCAGGCCCTCCAAGAACGGGTCATCGTGGCGCGGCTGTTCTGTCTGGGCAAGCGCAGGCACGATGCGAATTGTGCCGTCCCGCGTGATTTCCACGGCGCGCGGAATGGCGCTCTTGTCAGCCGCTCGAATGGCGCGGGCCAGATCGCCTTGGCGAACAATTGCGGGTGGCGTGGTCATCGCCAGCCTTCCACCCGCCAGATGCGCGCCAGCTTGCCTTCGGTAAACCGGGCGCAGTATTCGACAAACAGGCCGTCATGACGTGTGCACATGTAAAGGTCACCGTGGAACGGAATGACTTCATCGCCAATCGGGACGCGGCGTTCGGCGCCGTAAAGCGCGGCCAAGCCTTCGCCATCCGGGAACGGGCGTTCGTCGCGCGGGACGGTTTCAAGCCGCGTCTTGTGGTGGATTAGCAGCCCATCAGCGGTAATCGTGTAATCGCCTAAATGCTGTTCTTCCGTGTCCTTGGTCTGGAAAACCGCGTCTTGTGGCCCGTTGTCAGGCAACGGCGCCTTGCATCGGATGTGGTCATACAGTCCCATTGGGCGCTCCTGTAGGCTCGTCGTCCATGTGGTCCCTGATGTTCGGATGGTCCGCAAACCGGCGCCGCGCCTCCTCCAAAGCAAGCCCGAACCGCCATTGCACCCACGCATCATGCGCTTGCCTTGCCAGTCCGTAATTGCCGCGCAGATAGGCCAGTTGCCCATCGGCTCGATACAGTGCCTTGACGGCGCGTGGTGTATGCGTCGGCAAAAGCAACAGGTTCGGGTGGTCCTCGCGACGCCACAAAAAGCAGCGCATCATGCCGTCAAACGGGTTGCGTGCTTCATAAGACGCCACGATAAGGCGCCCGTCCGGCATCTTTGCAATCGGCGGGTATTGTTCTTCCTGCGACTGCACGCGCCCGCCGCGCAACGCCAGCAACTCGTCGGCGGGCATCTCGATTTCATCCAATGATGGAGAAAACGGCGGGAGAGGGAGCCGGTTAGAACTGCTCATGGCTCGTCCTTCGGCGGCTCGGGGAGGGGCATCCAGTGTAGGGGGTTTGCAGCAATCTCAAACTCAGAGCCAGCAACAAACCACCAATCGGGCAACCGTCCCCCACCATCCTCGTAGCTATCAGACCAACCGCCGCCCCATTGAATCAACTGATAGCCTGTTTCTGCGTGGCTCAGACCTTCAGCATGAGCTGCATAAAGCGTAAGCCGCCCTGTCTCTTTGCATTCAACATAAGGATCGGCTTCATGGTTGCACCATGCAAGAATAACTGTCCCGTCCTTCGGCGCTGTCTCAATCGGTTGCCAGTTGCTCATTTCGCGCTCCTGTAGGGGCTGGCGGCTAGGGCGGCGCGATGGGCTTCCCGGCCAGCATCGGCGTCGGTCGCGCCAAATTCGGCCCAAACGTCATAGGCCGTTTCCCAGATGCCTTCGGCGTCGTCCTTGCTGATTTCCACCGGCACCACCACGGCCTTGCCGTCGAGCACGTCGGCGATGTCTGGGCGGGCGGTGCGAAGAGCGTCGAGGGCGTTGCGGGCGCGGTTCATGGCCGTCGCGTAGCGGGCCGCATCCTGCTTCACCCAGGATCCCGGCCCCGAGACCAGCTTGCCGCTTTGCCTCGCGCTGTGGCGAAGCACGGCATTCGGATCAATCCACCGCACCATCGCCTCGATCAGAACGTCACGGCTCATGGCTTGGGCTCCTCCGCGTAAAAGTCAGCCGGGGCAATGCGCGTGATGGAGATCCCGCCAAGCAGCGCATCTCGATACATGGCCTCCGTCGCCAGCCCGATCCTCGCCAGCCTCACGAGCTCGCGGACTGTTGCGGGGTCCATGCGGGCGATGTGACGGTAAGTCCTGTCCCCCTCCTCGGTTGCACTGGCCCAAATGCAATCGAGAACCTTGTCGCCATCTTCGTTGACCATCAAAGCATCGCAGCCCGGCCCCTGCCATGATGCCGCTTCGTGAGACTCAAAGTGCCATGCCCCCTCCGTCACGCCCTCCAGCCCGCGCTCTATTTCGTCCAGCTTGGCGATGGTGATGTCAGGCATTGCGAGCCTCCTTCGCGGCCATCGCGCGGCAGAAGGCGGCGCAGAGGGCGAGAGTGATCGTTGCCCCACCCCCGCCAATTGAGGAGCTAGGAACCGGACGTAGTAGGAACGAGCATGTCACAGGCTTTTCGGCCCACGCGTCAATACGCAGCCACTCAACGTCTAGGTGCAGCCTGATCCGCGTCGAGATGACGTCGAATTCCTCTGTCACGGACGGAAGAAGTGAGCCGTAATGATTGGGGAAAGCATTGCAATCCCAATCAAGGATCATTTCGTTGCCGTCAATGAAGTCCTCGCGCCAGCCGGTCGCAAAGCCAATCTCGAAATCCAACTCCCGATCCGGCCCGGTCGCCTTCTCGCACCGCTCGGCAAGCTCAATCCATTTGGCTGCGTCGGTCATGACTGCGCCTCCTTCAGCTTGCGGATGGCGGCGATGATCAGCGTTGCTTGGTGTTCGGCTGACAGTTTGGCGGGATACTCCAGCATAGAAAAACCCTGTCCTCCGATCTTCTCCGCCACCTTCGCCGCTTCCTCCAGCGCCTCGGCCCGTGCGCTCGCCAGCGCCTCCCGCAGCCGCTCGATTTCGTCGGCAGCTTCGCCCGCCAGATAAGGGCTCCCATCCGGGCACAAAAGCGCATGTTCGCGCCGCAGCCGTTCAACGATGTCGGTCACTTCACATCCCCATCAATTTGGTCGCCCGTGAAGGCGCGTTCGTTGTCCGATATGCGGACGATGGCCCAGACGACGAAGCCGCTAACCATCAGCAGCGGGAACGTCACCAGCAGCCACGCAGCCACCAGAAGCCAGTATTCGTTCAGCCAGTCGCACATGGTCGCCCCCATCAGGAGTTGATCGCATCCAGCCTGCGCAGGACGGCGCGGGCGGCGTCGCCCAGCTTGTCGGCATCACCGGCAAGCATCCGGTCGGTTAGCGACAGAAGGTCGGTGCAAGCGGCCATGAACCGCCAAGCGTCGTGGCCCGCGTAATCGCCATCGGTCGCGGCGATTTCTTGGCGCAGCTTGTCATGCGTGACGAAGGCGCGGCGTGCGGCTGGCTGGCTCATTGCGCAGCCTCCCGCTTCATGGCCTGCATCTGCCGGTCAATGGCGAACAGCGCGTCATCTAGGGCATGCAGCAGCCTGTTGACGCTATCGGACACTTCGAACGACCCGTTCATGTATCCTTCGACGTATTCGGCCTTGCGCATAATCAAGCCGGGGTATTCGTCGAAAACCTTCGTGGGGTCGCCTTCGACGAATTCGGCGTGCACGCGGTCGATGTCATCGACCAGCAGGCGGATGGCGCGTTTCGCGCGATAGGCGCGGGAAAGCGGGCTGTCGGTCATCACGCTGCCCTCCGCATCTGTGCTGCGATACCGGCGACTTCGGCGCGGGCATCGCGTGCCAGCCGGTCGAACACGTTCGCCAGATTGTGGTTGCCATCGCGACGGGCGCGGGCCGCGTCGATTTCAAAGCGCGTGGCCTGCATGTGCAGGGTTTGCGCGGTGTCGGTGGGTGTGGCGTGGGTCATTGCTCTTTCCCCCGCCCCGAGCCGTTACGATGGCCGGACCCATTCGCAGAGCCCAGGCCAACGCCCCTGAGAAAGTGCGCCCCCGACCCGCAGCCCTTGCCGTTGCCGGGCGGGTCAATGCTCTCACCCTCGCCGCCCCCTTGCCCCTTGCCTGACCAATCGCAGTCGCCAGAAGTGACGCCCCGGCCAACCCCAATCGCCCAATCGCCGGCCAGCAGATCTCCGGCCATCCATTCCTTAAGGCGCCGCGGCTCGTTGAAATATCTCACCACTTGACCCTCCTGAACGTAGCAAGGGCCTTCGGGGTGATATCGATCACGGCACACACGCCAAAAATGATGACGGTCGCGGGACCCTGCGAAAACTTGCACTTCTTCGGATCAACGCCGAAAGTCGCGCAATCGAGCAGCGTGCCGCCGCGTGCGGCCATCCATTCCCACATCTGACGCGCTTCGGTCAGATAGGCTGTATCGCCGTCCATATGATCGAGCCGACCATACTGAACCCCGGCAGCCTGCGACCGGACGATGACCCAGCGGCCATCCTCCCATGTCGGTAAGGGCGCATTCTCTGATGTTGAGCTCATAGCCATCTCCGGTGTGGATGGCTTGATGGTTGCGCAACTCGAAACTTATGTCAACAAAAATAAGTTGCCAAAAACGCAACGCGCTAGGCGGTCTCAATAGCAGTTTGTATTGACGAACACGCCTTGCCGCACGCTGGTGCAGTTGATTTGGCGAGGCTGATAGACCGGCGCAGGCTGGTTGAGCAGCACCGACGCCGCCGCCCACCTTTGGCGCTGCGCCTCGTCAGCCTTCCGGCGCTGGTCCTGGACGGCCATGCGGCAAGCCAGATAGTCCTGCGTGCCGCGCTTGAAGCCGTAGCTCGAGCAGGTCTGGTTGTCTTGGGCGTCCAGTTCTGCCGTGCTGACACATCCGCCTAGCGCGATGGCGACGGCCCCAGCTAGAAAAATCCGCATAGCCTCACCTGTCATTCGCTCTTTTTGGCGGGAACATAACCTCAAGGACCTGTTTTATCCGCGCTCGTTCTTCTGCGTTGCGCTGCTTCAGGAAGCGCCCGATCCAATCGTCATCCGGGTCGCGGAATAGGCTTTCCGGCTCGCATTCAAATAGCGCCGCCAGCTTCTTTTGCCACACCAAGCCGGGCGTTGAGCCGCTGAACCACTTGGAAACAGTGCCTTTGTCCACACCGATCTGTTCCACGATGTCGGCCTGCCGCAACCCGCGCTTCTCAGCCCACTGGGGGATGAAGTGCGGGCGGCGAGGCTGCTTGCCTTGGTGGATCTGAGTTACATCGGACATAGCGCCATGAAACAACATGTTACGGCCTCCGTCGTTAGCGGCCAGCGCAACCAATGGTGTTGACATTAGTTGCGAGTTGGGCAACTATCAATTCATGTCAACGCACCTCAAAAATCTGCTTCGGGCTCGTGGCCTTCGCTTGGTGACAGTTGCGCGCATGATGCGCGTTAACAAGGCAACTGTCTCAAGATGGTTAAGTGATGCCGGTCGCGTGCCTGCCGAGCGCGTGTTGTCGTTTGAGTTGATGACCGGGGTCCCGCGCCACGATCTGCGCCCCGATCTGTATCCAGCGCCCGGACGCAAGAAGCGCATCCCGGCTCCTTCTGCCTTTCCTCCCGCCTGACTTCCCCCGACGCCTAACCGCGTCGGGGCTTTCTTTCCGCACGAGGGGAACATGCGAAAAGTTACGAAATGGACTGCCGAGATGGACGCGGAATTGCGTCGCATGATGGCGGATGGCCGCTCATCGAGCGTGATTGCGCGTTGCCTCGGCATCGGAAAAAAGGCGGTCAAGAACCGCTACAGGCTCCTTGGCATCGCCAACAAGCTAAGCGGGCGGATATGGGCACAGCACGAGGTCGAGACCGCCGCAAGGATGCACAGCGAGGGTGCTTCGTTTGGCAGGATCGCCCGCGCGATCGGCAAAACGAAGGCTTCCGTCAAGACCAAGATCACCCGCCGGATTGCGCAGCCTGTTGGCGCGCTGGCAAAAGCCGCTCGCCCGCATTTCGTGCCTGCTGGGCCGAATGATGACGAAGCCCGGCGTATGGCCGCGAGCTTGCTGCACCTGATCGACCTCAAGCGCGCCGGTCACAGCCCCGCACGCACAGAGCTTCGGGTTCCTCGCGACTATGGCAGCGCGCGCGTCATGCGCCCCGCCTTGGGCTTCAGCGTCACGGGCTCGTCGGCTGCCGATTGCGCGGTGCTGTCATGAACAGTGCCATTCCCGTGAAGTATGTGGACGAAACACGCTGCTATGTCGGGATCGACCCCGGCCACTCGTCTGGCGCGCTTGCCTTCTACTTTCCTGCATCGCCCGAGCGGATCACGGCTGAGGATGTGCCGTTCGCTGGCGGCAATATCGACATCGCAGGCTTTGCCGACCGCATCCGTCAGATGAAGCCCGATGCCGCCATCATCGAGGCGGTCAACGCCATGCCGGGGCAGGGCGTGTCCAGCACGTTCAAGTTCGGCAAGGGCTACGGCATTGCGCTCGGCATTCTCGGCGCGCTGCATGTGCCGGTCTACCCGGTCACGCCGGGTCGCTGGAAAAAGCATTTCGGGCTGTCGTCCGACAAGGATTTGTCGCGCGAAGCCGCGTTGCGGCTGTGGCCTGCCCATGCCGGCACCTTCGCACGCAAGAAGGACGCAGGCCGGGCCGAGGCCGCCTTGATCGCGCGCTATGGCGCCGAACGCTTCTTCTATCATGGAGGCGGCGATGTTGGTTGACCGCCACTCCCCATCAAGCCTGAACCTCTTTGCGGCGTGCCCGTCAATGTTCGTGCTTGAGCGCATCCTGAAGCGCCGCCAGCCGGTCGGGGCTGCCGCCCATCGAGGAACGGCTGTCGAGGCTGGTGTCGCCGCAGGGCTTGCCGATGCGGCGCTGCCCATCGCTGATTGCGTGCGCATTGCCGAGGAAAAGTTCCGGGCGCTGATGGCGCTCTGCGCCGACCCGCGCCGCGAAAAGGTCGAAAGCGGCATCGGCGCCATGGTCGAACGGGCGCTCGTGGAACTGCGCCCCTATGGCCCGCCTTCCTCGGCGCAAGGCTTCATCGAATGGACGCCCGAGGGGCTGAAACACCCCATTGTCGGCTATTACGATTTCGCCTGGGACAACCACGGCATCGTCGTTGATCTCAAGACGACAGAGAAGCTGCCGAGCGCCGTCAAGCCCGGCCACGCGCGGCAGGTGGCGCTCTACACGGGCGGCAATCTCGAAGGGCGCCTCGCCTATATCACGCCCGCAAAGTCAGCCGTCTACCGGCTTGAGGACGTGCAGGCCCATCGCGATGCGCTGCACCGCATGGCGCTGGCGTGCGAGCGCTTCCTGTCGCTGTCCGACGATCCGCAATTCTTCGTCGGGATCACCTGCCCCGATCTCGACGCCTTCTATTTCGCCCCGCCCGAGGCCCGACAGGCCGCTTGGGAAGTCTGGGGCGTCTGAGCTTCGCCCATTCGGGCAAGAGCGAGCGGCGGGCTAGATCGCCGCATGGAGTAAATGCAATGGGTCTTGGTCTTTCCTATTCCGATGCCGGCGAAATCAAGCCGTATGTGAAGTATGACGCGCGGGCCGGTCGGCTCTTTCGCATGGATCGCGTCGCCAACGGCGATGGCACCTATTCGAGCGATCCGGTTGACATCACCAACGCCGCCCAGTTCGTGGCCGATCTCGGCGCGATCCGCGTCGGCTGGATCGCGTTCACGCAGCAGGGTCCGCAAAAGCGCCTCGTGACGCTCGGAACCGGTCCCGTGCCGGAACGCCCCGGCGATCTCGGCTCGGACGGCAAGCCGATTTTCAAGCAAGGGTTCGAGCTTGATATCGTGCTCGGCAAGGCGGCGGGCGGCGGACCCGCGCGCGTCTTTGGCCATACCGCACGCTGCGTGGTCGAAGCCATCGACGCGCTGCACGATGCCTATATGGCGGCACCGGAAGCCAAGAGCGGGCAATTGCCGGTTGTGCGCATCGCCAACACCGTCGCGGTGAAGTCGGGGCAGTCCACGAACTACAAGCCCGTGTTCGAGATCTCCGGCTGGGTGGCGCGCCCGGCTGGGCTCGATGCGGCACCCCGCACCAATGCGCCCGCGACCGGCTCGACGCATGTCGCGCCGCCGGCGCCCGCGCCTGTCGCTGTCAGTGCCGACGATTTCGGCTGAGCCGACGCCATGAATTGCCGGGGCGTTTGCGCCCCGGCTTCCGCGCGTGAGGGGACCAGAGATGGGCGCGTTCGACATGGCGGAGCAACCGCAACCAAACGTCACGGCCATGCGTCAGCACGTCGAGCACCTCTTCGGCGGGTGGCTCGATGGCTATCACGACGGGCTGATTGAGCTTGCATGGACCGAAACCACGCCCGACGCGGCGGGGCGGTATCGGCTTAAACACGCGCGCCTGTTCGGCACCGACCAGATTGACGAACTGATTGAAGAAGCCGCCAGGCTCAACAGGGTTCCCTACTGCAACACATATTTAGGCGCAGCTCTGCGCCATCCGAACACGGCACCTTTCGGCAGGACGAATGACGGAGAGGCATGGGCCTTGACCGCCGTCTATGTCGATCTCGACACCGCCGATGCGGTGCAGGCGGCACGCGATAAATACAAGCTCGCCAAGCCGACGATGATCGTTGTCACGGGCCGCGCGCCTCATACACGCGCGCAATTGTGGTGGCGCCTCGAAAGCCCCTTGGACGACCCCGCCACGTGGCCTGAGCTTCTGTCTGCGATGGCAGACAACATGGACGGCGACACGACCGTTACCAACCCGTCGCGCGTCATGCGCCTTGCCGGCTCGATTGCATGGCCCGTCAAGGCAGGTCGGCAGGCCGAAGTCACGGAGATCGTGCCGCTTCGCGAGCCCGGTCTCGCGCTCTACGCGCCTGAATACATTCAGGCGGCGCTTTGCCCCGCTGGCTTGCGCAGCCGCCCCGTGCCGGGCGTCAGCACGAGCGGTATCGAGCGCAAGGCCAACAGCCTGGGCTTGCCGGGTCGCGTTCAGGACGGACGCGAACGCTATATGCGCGATGTCGCACTTGCCGTCATGGGCGAGTATATCGGCACCAATGGATGCGTGCCGACGCCTCAAGAGCTTTTCGAACTGGCATGGCCGCAATACGAGCGGAACACCGATTTCAGCCGCCCCGGACGCGGCCCCGAAGAATTCGCGGAAAAGTGCCGCTATGCGGTGCAGCGTTTTGAGCGCGGCGAAATCAGGGGCATGCGCACGCTGGACGAAGCTGTCGCCACCTACCAGAAGAAGGTAGAGGCGCGGGCACGCGCAACCACGCCCGCACAGATCTTCAACGCCGATACGCGACAGCGCCAGCCGGAAGCGCACACCGAAACGGACGAGCCGGTTGCGCTGTCCGACCTCAAGGGTGAACCCAAGCCCCGCGAATGGTTCGTAGAGGAATGGGTGCCTGCAGGTTCCGTGACCGCGCTCTATGGCGATGGCGGCACCGGCAAGACATTGCTTGCGCAGCAATTGCTCGTGGCAGCCGATATCGGCGGCAAGTGGTGCGGTATCGACGTGCCGCAAACAAACGCCCTCGGCGTGTTCTGCGAAGACGACCACGACGAATTGCACAGGCGGCACAACGCTATCTGTGCGTCCATGGGGCTGGGTATCGGCGCTGCCTTCAACGGCTCCCGGATATGGCCGCGCGTCGGTCACGAGAACCTGCTCGTGACCTTCGACAAGAACAACCTCCCGGCCCTGTCACCTTTCTTCGCCCGCATCATGGACCAGGTGATGGCGCACCGGGTCGGGTTTCTCGTGCTCGATACCGCAGCCGACCTGTTCGGCGGCAACGAGATCATCCGTGCGCAGGTCAACCACTTCATCAAGAGCGTCTGCGGTGGCTTCATCCGGGCTGCCAAGGATAAGGGCTGGATATTGACCGTGCTGCTTCTTGCGCATCCCTCACAGAGCGGTCGCAACAGCGGTTCGGGCGAAAGCGGTTCGACCGCGTGGAACAACGCCGTTCGCTCACGGCTCTATCTCACCCGCGATGAACAGGGCGGCGGCAATGACCGCATCCTGACACGCATGAAGTCCAACTATGCCGCCGCTGGTCAGGACCAGTGCATCAATCTCGAATGGCGTGAAGGGGCTCTCGTGCCCCGCCGGGGTCAAGGTCAAGGGTTCGAATGGCCAGAGCGCGACACATGCGAGGCCGTCCTCCAGTCGATTGAAGAGGCATGGGCTTCGGGCCGGCCATGGTCGAACGCAGTGCAGACGCGAAGCGAGGGCCGATATGCCCCGCGCCACATGCAGCAGCGCCACGGGATCGCACCGGCACTTGCCGAGCACATGATCGAACAGTGGCTGATGAACGGCATCCTGACGGTCGAAATGAGGGGCAGCCACAGCAAGATCAAAGGGCTCAAGGTGACCGGTTCCATCGCCTGAAACGGGTGCGGAAGTCGTGCGGAAGTCAAAGCCGATTTGCGGAAGTAGGGGTTCTAAGTCATTGAAATCATTGAGCGGGGGTCTTGTGCGGAAGTCTTGCGGAAGTGCGGAAGTAGGGGTTCTAAGTCATTGAAATCATTGAGTGCGGAAGTGCGGAAGTTAACCCTCCCCCTAAAGGGGGAGAGCGTCCCCGCCCAAGCGGGACACTCTCGGAAAGGACACCAGATGGGCAAGGCATTGACGCATGACAGGCTGGCGGATGGCGGCACGACGCCAAGCCGCAAATGGGCTGCGACCCATGGCGGATGGATCGCAGGACGCGCCGCCATCGATGCCGCCGATGCCATGGCGGCAGAGATGGAACGGCGCTGGGGGGTGGGGCGACTTCGCCTACTGGTGGCGACAGACCTTCGCGAGAAGTTCGACAGGCAACGCTACCTGTTCAACCAAGCTGTCTGGCATGGCGGCGAAGTCGAAGACGTGCGCCGCGAAAGCCAGCGCATGGTGAATGCCTGGGCCGCTCTCGACAAGGCGGCACGCGGCACGGGAGCCGTGCCCATGGCGCCCGAGATGATGGAGGTCGGACTGTCGGACGGGCGCGTTTGCGCCATCGTCCCGGATGCTGCATCCGCGCATCTCGTGATGGCCGAAGATCGATCGATGGTGGTCTACACGCTTGAAGAGATCGCCCGGCTCATCGATGCCTTCCCGCTGGTCTCCAAGGCCAAGGACGTGTCCCCCGGCGCGACCGTGGTGGCAGCACGCCAGACCATCGACGACCCGCTCGCAGCCATCGACGACACGGCGGTGGCGCTCGACGACCCGTTGCCGTTCTGAGGGGGGGGCACGCATGACCAAGGGCCGCAAGCGCATGAACCGCGAACGCTACCCATCGGGCCGGGTGCGCGAAGAACCCGCAACGCTGGTGGCCGAAGTCGCCAAGCTGCGGCACGTCGTGTCGCGCCATCTGCGTGAACCGGCGCTGGCCACGCAGACGGGCGAACTGTGGCTGCGGCGGGACATCAGCGACCACGCCTTCGAAGCGTTCAAGGCGTTCTATGGCGACCGCCGCTCATGGGAAGCCGTCAAGGCGCCTGTGCGGTCATCGCCCGCAGCGCAGGACCTGAACCGGGTGCGGGGCGAAACGCCGGACAGCCCAGCAGCGATACGTGCCGCCGAACGCTACGCCCAAGCGGTGCACATCCTGCGGCATGAAGGCCCGCTGGTGGAAGCCGTGACACGTCGGGTGATCGAAGATCGGGACGCGATAGGCGGCGAACCGATGCTTGTGCACTACCGGCGCGGGCTTGATGCGCTGGCGGTGTTTTATGGGTTTTCTGCAAAGAGGAGAATAGGAAAATGAGTGACGGCTCCGCATTTCATTATCAGCCTATGCAAAAGAATGAAAACGAACATGAAAAATTGACTATACATTCAGCTCTCGAAGAGGGGTATTTTGTTACCGGCAGGCCGCACGTGGACCTTGTCACAAGCGTCCTGTTCGCAGGAAGTCTTGAGGACTGCTTGAACTTTATTCGCTGGCATATCAAGTCCAAGCAATGACCCGCACCGGCCTGTTTCGCTATGTCACGTGGGAGCGGCTGGACGCATACCTTGCGCGCGGGTGGCTACCGGTCGCAGACCTCGGACCACGCCACGGGCAATGGGCGGTGCTGTGCTGGCACTGCGATTGTGGGGCTGTATCCACAGGATGCGCGCACGGGTCTTGACGCGGACGCGCGCTGACTGCATAAATGGACTGTCCCGTATACCGGATTGTGAGTTAAGCCGCTGATCTCCTGGGATTGGAGACGGCGGCTTTTCCCGTTTTTGCGCCCTTGCTTGTCGAAAAGGCTCACGGGCTAGACAAGATCGCGGATCTCGCGGGCGCTTTCTTCGCGACGTTTTTCATCTGACTGCAACACCCCGAAAGGGACTGCAAAATGGCCACCGCCAAACGCGGTCGGACAGCGGGCTTCCGCATGTCTGACGAGCATCGAACTAAAATCGCGAACTCGCAAATCCTCAACGTCTTAATCGAGCACGCCGAAGGGCGCCGCGATATGACGGCATCGCAAGTGACCGCAGGCATTGCGCTTTTGCGAAAAGTGCTGCCGGACCTCGCGACCGTCACGCATGAAGGCAGCGACGACAAGCCCATGAAGCTGGTGTTGGCTTGGCAACCGAGCGCGTCGTAATTCCCTACGCCCCGCGCAAAAGGTTCCTGCCGTATCACGAGCGGTCGCAGCGCTGGGCGAAGATCGTCGCTCATCGTCGTTTTGGGAAAACGGTCGGGTGCATCAACGACCTGATCAAGCGCGCGACCGAGAACGGGCGAGAACATCCAGCGCCGCGTTACGCCTATGTCGCCCCGACCTACGGGCAGGCCAAGGACGTGGCGTGGGCCTACCTGAAGCACTACACGGCACCGCTGCCGGGCGTTGAGGCGCGCGAAGTCGATTTGCAGGTGACGCTGCCAGGTGGGCAGACCATCCGGCTCTACGGCGCCGACAATTACGACCGGCTGCGCGGCCTGTATCTCGACGGCGTGGTGATTGACGAGCCGGCGCAGATCGATCCGCGTGCATGGCCCGAGGTCATCCGCCCCACGCTGTCGGACTATCGCGGCTGGGCCACGTTCATCGGCACGCCGATGGGGCGAAACTGGTTCTACCAGATCGGCAGGCTTGAGGACGGCACGCCGGACCCCGAATGGCTGCATGTCGTCCTGAAGGCCAGCGAAACGGGCATCTTGCCCGATGACGAACTCGAAGCCGCCCGGCGCGCTCTGACGCCCGAGCAATATGCGCAGGAATACGAGTGCTCGTTCGAGGCCGCTGTCATCGGGGCCTATTACGGGCGCTTGATGGCCGATGCGGACAGGGAAGGGCGCTTGTGTGGCGTGCCGTATGACCCCGCCGCGCGCGTTTGGACCGCATGGGATTTGGGCATCGATGACGCAACTGCGATCTGGTTTGCGCAGATCGTCGGACGCGAGGTGCACGTCATCGACTATTACGAGGGCACGGGCGTGGACCTTGCGCATTATGCGCGCGAGGTGCTGAGCCGCCCCTACGTCTATGGCGGGCACATCCTGCCGCACGACGCCAAGGCTCGGGAACTGGGCACGGGCAAGAGCCGCGTTGAGGTTCTTCAAGGGCTCGGCATCGAAACGACGCTCGCGCCAGATCATCGTGTGGACGACGGCATCAATGCCGTTCGCATGATGCTGCCTCGCGCGTGGTTCGACGCCACGAAATGCCGACGCGGCATCGATGCGCTGAAGCTCTACCGCGCCGAATACAACGACAAGTTGCAGACGCTGAGGCCGAAGCCCGTTCACGACTGGGCATCGCACCCCGCTGACGCATTCCGCTACCTCGCCATGACGTTCGACCAGGTGTCGAGCGCGGGCGGCAAGGCATGGCGCAAGCCATCCCATAGCTGGATAGCCTGATGGCCGAAAAACTCACGGTCGATGATCTCGCCGCGCTTTGCGATGCCGAGATTGCCGACGCCCTTGACCATGACGCTACGGCTGCGTCCGAGGATCGCGAACGCGCGATTGAGTATTTCCTGGGCGAAGTCCCTGACGTGGGCGTGCAGCCGGGCCGCTCGTCTGTCACGAGCCACGACGTTGCCGACACCATCGGCTGGATCTTGCCGGGCCTCATGCGAGTGTTCACCGGCACCGACAAGGTTGTGACCTACCAGCCATCGAAGCCCGGTGACGAAGGCGGCGCATCGCAGGCAACCGAATACGTCAACTTCGTTTTCATGAACGAGTGCGACGGCTATCAGGTGCTTTGGGATGCGTTTCAGGACGCGCTGCTCGTCCGCAACGGCATCCTCAAGGTGTGGTGGGACGATACGCCCATCTACAGCGAAGAACGCTTCTCGGGCCTGTCTGACGACGAACTGACGTTGCTCGCGAGCGACGATAGCGTGGAGATCGTTGAGCACGAGGCTGCCGAAGTGCCGGGGCTGTCGATGCAGCCGGGTATGCCGCCCATGGTGCTGCATTCCGGTCGCATTCGTCGTGTCGAGCAGCCGGGTCGCCTGTGCTGTGGTGCGGTGCCGCGCGAGGAATTCCTGATCAGCCGCCGCGCTCGCTCGATGGCCGATGCCGATTTCGTCGCGCATCGCCGTATGGTGGCGCGGGCTGACCTCATCGCGGCTGGCTATGACCGCGAAACGGTCTTGTCGCTGCCGACCTATGCCGAAAGCGCGTTCTCGTCCGAAAGCCTCGCTCGTGACGAAGAGCGCATGGCGTCTGCCGTGTGGTCGTCGCAAGACCCGATGCGGCAGGAAGTCGAGATTTATGAGGC